ATTCGTAGCCGTAAAATTACCACTCACCAATAGTGTGTTGTTCACGGTTACATTATTACTAAAGGTTACAGGTCCAGTAGCATTATTACTAAGGATATTCTGAGGTATGGTAAATCCTAACACTGTGCTATTAGTCAGTGTTGCAGCCAAAGCCGGAGCATTGGTCTGGAATAGATTAGTACTTGAACCTGCTAAAACCCCATTAGTATCAGTAATAACAGCTACTGATATAATATTAGCCTGGATTGATACTAAACTAAATAATAGGATTGATGATGCTATGAATTTCTTAAACATAAATTAATTAGATACTACCCAAGCGAGTTGAGGAGGATTATTGACACACTGTAAATTATAACTTAATCCAGTAGTGGTATTGCTATAAATAAACGATGAACCATTTGATGTACTAGATCCTACTACAGATAATGTTACTGGATTATATAGATTATCATGAGAGATCCAAATATATAGATAATTACCGGTTAAATTAAGATTAGTATTTGATTCAAAATCAAATAAGTTACTATTATAAGGATTAATAGTCTTTATAGTAGTAGACCCTGAATTACCGTCTACTACAACATTCTGCCTAATCGAACCAGCAATTAGACCAGAACTAGTTAAAGGTAGATTGGAACTTGTAATAAGATAATTGATACTTACTTCTGCACCTTGAGCTGGAGGATTAGTACCATTTACTAAAGTTACGGTAAAGGTAGGAGAAGTCCAGCCACCACCTACTTGAATAGCATTGGCATCATATTCATAGGTTGCAGCCAAAGTCTTGTTAGTTATTAGATTTGTACTCATAATTATACATTACCTGCATCTAATGTAGGTGTGGGTAAGGAGGTATTGCCTGTAGTTAGGGTATGCCATAGATTGGTTGTACTATTATGATATTGCATACCTTTTACCAAATCAAATCTAAAGTTACTACCTGAACCTGTAGTTGTGGTTCCATCATCAAAAGCTAGTTCGGCTGGATTACTTATACAAAGAAGCGTATGCCATTTAGTAGTAGAAGTATTGTAGAATTGAAAACCTAGATTGTCTATAAATCTCACATTAGAGAAGTTATTATTAAATAAGTTATTATTAAAAGCTGGTTGGGGGGTTGAGCCGTAATTCATTAATGTATACCAGGAAGTTGTAGGTATATGATATAATTGCCACCCTATATTCTCTTTAAACCTAACTCCAGTAACCCCTAATGTATAATTACCATATAAATCCCTGGTCATATTTAAACTACTGTTATTATATATATAATTAACGTAATTTAAACTTGTACCACTAACAATACCTCCAGCATCGGTTATGTCTGGAAAGAAGGAAGCTCCTGATACCGCTTGAGTAGAAACTGCAGTAATCAAACCTTTAGCATTAACTGTAATTACTGGAATGTGTTGTAAATCACCAAAAATACCTACATTAGAGTTTACTGTAGCTAAGGTAGTTAATACTGATCCTACTGAAGTTGTTATATCTCCGGTCAAGGCTGGCATTCTTAGCGTAGGCAATGTTCCGGATATAATAGCAGAGGCATCAAAAGTAGAAGTAGTAGCTGCTAATGTATTGATAGCAGATTCAATATCAGTAAGTGTTTTTGCTGTAACTACTAAACTAATTATATCCCCTACTAATATAGACCTTGGACTAGTTCCTTCCTGTGCTCTAGTTATTGCTGTAAATGTATCCCCACTAACAGCAGTAACTCTAAAGATTTCCGAGTTTAATAAGGTTGGGAAAATACCTGTAGGATATACTACTACATTAAATGGCGGGCTAGGAAATAAGGCTCCACCACCACTAGCTAGAGTTAAAGATGTTCCGGATAGGGCTGGACTAGGGGCACCTAATACTGAAGTACTAACCAGGTTCTTGTGAAGATCAAAAGTAAAAGCCATAAATTATGTTATGATTATCGTCTCGCCTATAAGTTTTCCATCATCTTCACCAGTATAACCTAAATGATACTCAGTATTAATTATTTTACCGTCACTTTGGATAGTTATAGTATTTCTTCTAAAGTGCTTCAATTTTATATAGTTAGGATTAGTATGGGTTGGTTTAAATATTATATGCTTTTTAAAATAAAATGTTAATGTAGCTAGGTCCAAACTAAACCAGTTTTCGTCATTATAGAGAGTAAATGTCTTAATTTCATCCAATTTAAGATCAGAATAACAGCTTTTAGTAGGATCTATAATAGAAATATCTTCCTCATTCTGTTCATAAGTAGACCCATCATTATAAACTACTTTGTATAAATATTTAAACTTCATTATAACTTACCTGGAGTATTACATTGTTTAAATCTCCAGCATTGGCATTGATGGCTACTTGTAATTGAGTTATAAAATATGTGCTATATAATGGAGTTCCTGAATTACCAGCTGCATTAGACTTACCATCAGCTCCAGCACCATCTACATTATTAGGAGCAGGACCTATTAACAGATTAACTGAACTACCTACACTACTTAAATCATTGGAGGTGATGGAGGTAGTTGCTGTAGTAGGTGTAATATAAAGTGGTCTATTACTAGTTTGAGTTATAGTTGGATTCGACATTAATTTCACTCCAGAAGGAAGGGTACCGGTTAAATGAGTAACTGATACATTTCCTATACTTGTAAATACTCCAGTAAATTTAAAATAATTATATACAGTATAGCTATTATTGCCTAGATTGAGGACAGCATTATAAGAACTATATGGAGTAGTAACATCATCTACAGCTTTCCAACTAATTGAGCTTATATTCTCTGTAATCAAGCCTGGTATAACACCATTCCTTTCACACAATGAGATAATAGCTGACATAACTATATAATACAATCAAGTTAATCTATATTCAAGGCAAACTTACTGATAGCTAAAAAAAGGTGTGCTTTGCAGCTATCACCTTAGGTAGATTAAAACAGAACATATCTGGGAGGGCTATAATTAAGTGGTCTAGCTTCATTCTTAGTCAACTTAATATCTGCCATTGTTGCTATATTATATAATATGTGAAGTTTCATAATTCTAATTCTAGCTTTCTATCATTAATATTGTATTCCTGTCTAATTTTAGCAATTTTATTCTTTTTCTTAGATTTAATAGGCTGTGGTTTATAGTTTTTCTTAAAGTCTAATTCTATTGACTGTTTGCAACCTTTACAATCTCTACAATAACTGCAATCTCTACAATCTCTACAATCATTACACCATCTACAATTACTACAATCTCTACAATTACTACAATCAATACAACTATAACAATCACTACAATTACTACAATCACTACAATATCTACAATTAGTTAAGGTAGGTGAGTGTAGAGTAGCTAGTTCTTCAGTTATCCAACTATTATTGTTTTCGTCATACCATCTATCATTTCTTTTTGTTAGTTTCATGATTGTGTTACTGAAATATAACGTAAAGAACTACCATTTAAAGCATAAGCGTAATTAAGTATTCTAACTTCATCATCACTTAAATCAACTATGGTAAGGTCTTCAAAATTTAATGTTCCATTTATCTTATCAACCAATATATAAGTATCATCGATTGTATTTTTATTGTTTATTATCATAGTTCAATCTCCAATCTTCTATCATTAATATTGTATTCCTGTCTAATTTTACTCTTCTTTTTCTTAGGTTTAGGTTTAGGAGGTCTTGGTTTATAGTTTTTCTTAAAGTCTAATTCTATTGACTGTTTGCAACCTTTACAACTACTACAATAGCTACAAACACTACAATTACTACAATCACTACAATTACTACAATCACTACACCTTCTACAACGACTACAATCACTACAATCATCACAATAACTACAATCTCTACACCATCTACAATTAGTTAAGGTAGGTGAATATGTAGTAGCTAATTGTTCAGTTTCCCAACTATTATTGTTTACGTCATAGAATCTGTTATCTATTTTAGTTAGTTTCATAATTCTAATTCTAGCTTTCTATCGTTAATATTGTATTCCTGTCTAATTTTACTCTTCTTTTTCTTAGGTTTAGGTTTAGGAGGTCTTGGTTTATAGTTTTTCTTATCTATAAGATGATTACAATGACTACAATCTCTACAACCACTACAATTACTACAATCAATACAACTACTACAATCTCTACAATAACTACAATAACTACAATCAATACAGCCAGTACAATCACTACAACGATTACAATCAATACAATCACCACAATCACTACAATTACTACAACGATTACAATCAATACAGCCAGTACAATCACTACAACGATTACAACCACTACAATTACTACAATTATGACAACCAATACAACCAATACAACCAATACAATGAATACAATTCCTACACCATCTACAATCTCTACAACTACTACAATTAGTTAAGGTAGGTGAATAGAAAGTAGCTAGTTCTTCACTATCCCAGCTATTATTGTTTTCGTCATACCATCTATTATTTCGTTTTCTTAGTTTCATAGTGCTGTTTGTAAATGATAATAGCCTCCTAATTTTGTAGGAGGCTATATTAAGATTGATATTATTTATTTAAATAATGGACTAATTTCAATTTAATTTGATTAGCTAACTTCTTCCAACCACTACTATTAGGATGTATTTCATTACCCCAGTCAGAAGTAGTTAATGTTCCTTGAAAATTAATATGAAGATGATTAGGTAGACTGAGCAAACTTATTCTTCTTTCAAATTCTAAAAGAATAAGCTTCGTTATATCAGCAGCATCTTTAGGATTAGTCCAGCCACAATGATCCATCCCAGGTTTAATCCAAGGACCTAACCACAATACACCATTACCAATCATTTCAGGAACAGGAAAATCATAGCTATGTGTAATTATGAGACAGTTAGGAGCTATTTCATCTCTTAACTGAAACAGATCCTCATAATCTGCTATAGCAAGATCCATGGCTGCATCAAGTCTATCAAGATCTATGGCTTTATTAATATTTCCATCCTTATTATCATTTAGAAATATAGGAAGCTGATCACCCACAAAATCATCACCACCACCTGAGAATAATAAGATATCACTGTTTGGTAGATATTGTTCCAACTTTAATCTCTTCTTTAAGCCCATTGTTTCTTCAGTACTATCACCGGGATGGGCATAGTTTTCAATATCAATATCTAACACAACAGCTAAATGATCAGCCAACCCACCACCAGAGAAAGGAAGTGGGTAGCTGTTCCAACTATCACCATCTGCTATTATTTTCATAATTCTAGTTCCAATCTTCTATCGTTAATATTGTATTCTTGTCTAATTTTAGTAATTTTCTTCTTTAATTTACGTTTAAGTGGTTGTGGTTTATAGCTTTTCTTCTCTACAAGATAATTACAACTCCTACAATTAACACACATATAACAATCATTACAACCAATACAACCTTTACAATGAATACAATTCCTACACCATCTACAATCTCTACAACTACTACAATTAGTTAGATTAGGTGAGTGTAGAGTAGCTAGTTGTTCTGTTATCCAACTATTATCGTTTTCGTCATACCATCTATCATCTATTTTAGTTATTGTCATAGTGTAGTAGTATAAACTACTCTAACTAAATTAGAAGTTGTATTTCCAACTAACGAATAAGTGATATCTATGTCCAGACTCAGTTCCGGCATTGATCCATTCACCCCAAGTAAACCCGGCACCGAATTTACTAGTAGCAGTATTATAAATATCAACGTTATATCCTATATCCCACAACTCAGCTGCCCCAGATGACCCGGATAAGGGTGTTCCGATACCAGCAATAGCAATAGGATCAGCTTCAATGTTACGAATACCGGTAGGAAGCCAGTTTAATAGTGATGTTGATGCTAATGGATGCGTAGGTGTTGAAAGAGTTACTGAACCACTGACCAAAGACCAGGACCCCAACCAATCTGCCCCTAACGCTGCACCAACTGCTCCTAAAGACCCGGTAAGTGTTGGGACATTATATACTGCCAATACACCACCACCATATTTGTTAGCTGACTTAGGTGCATAAGTACCATAAGGACTAACTCCCCAATTAGTTGCCTGCATAATACCAGAATTTGCAATGTCCTGATAGATAGCCTGCACAGCTGTTGAGACAGGAATGTTGGCCATCAAGTTTGGGACTTGAGTGACATTAGTTTGACCGAAAGCAGAAATAGTGCATAGACTAATTACTGCCATTATTGATGTTATTGATGTTATTGATGTTAATTTCATATGTTTATTATACGTTAATTTGTTTGTTTGTCTAGTTGTTATTCTTAAAAAATTCTTTGGTTAATCTTCTTATTCCTGATATCAAACCTAAAATTGCATATAAAGGCCAAATTGTTACATCTATTACAGCATATATGGCAATTACTAGGATAAATAATATTAACTTACACTTCTTAGGATAGTAATGGATGTCAGTATATTCAATAACAGTTCTTAAAGCTATAAGTATCCCTACTACTAAGTAACAGCTGGTTAATATTATATGGTTTGCTATCACAGTTCAATCTCCAATCTTCTATCATTAATGTCATATTCCTGTCTAATTTTACTCTTCTTAGCTCTACGTTTATACTTCATAGGTTTATAATAGCTTTTCTTAAAACCAAAAGCACAGTTTCTACAAAAAGAAAAGGTATTACATTTATAACAGTTTTTACAGTTACTACAATCACTACAACTATTACAATCATCACAATAACTACAATCAATACAGCCAGTACAATCACTACAACGATTACAATCAATACAACTACTACAATCACTACAATTACTACAATTACTACAATTAACACACATATAACAACCAATACAACCAATACAACCAATACAATGAATACAATTCCTACACCATCTACAATCTCTACAACTACTACAATTAGTTAGGGTAGGAGAGTCAGTAGTAGCTAGTTCTTCTGTAGACCAACTATTATTGTTTTCATCATACCATCTATTATCTATTTTAGTTATTGTCATAAGTCTAGTTCTAATCTTCTCTCTCCTCCCTCACTTCTAATTGACTTATTACCTTTAAATTCTACTAGCTCAAACTCAAGAATTTTAGTAACGAGAAAATTAAAACTATTCATTAGTGTAATTTCATATAGTTCGTCTTCAATTTTTTCTCTATCTTCAAATACTCTAGCATTTTTTACTTCCCTTGTTGTATAGTCTATATAAGAATTCACTGCTAAATACCGAATTTCATCAGCATTATCATATAGAAAACCATTTAGTTTTAGAACCTGTATTAGGTATATTTTCATTTAGAATATATTGTGCTAGTTCATATTTATCTACTACTTCATATATGTTCATAATAGTTTAATTAATCTTGCTATTATTAATTCATAGGTATAAATAATGTCTGGATTAGATTGAACTGATTTACACATATGTATATCCCTTATACAATCTCTAACCCCTTCTCTCCTAGCATCTCTTTGTATTTCTTCAACTATATCTTCAAACCGATGCGCAAAAGTATCCATAAATACATTTTTGCCTTCTAATTTAGCTTTAGCTTCTCTCTCACAAGCAGCTATAAGTTCTTTTTGTTGTTCTTCAAATTCGTATAGTGTCTTCATAGTTCTATTTCCAGTTTTCTATTGTTTAAGTCAAATTCTTCTCTAACTAAATTTTCTTTGCAGCTTTCAATTAAACTTGCATCAACTTCAACTCTATCAAATAAAGAAGCAATAAACTTACAATCTCTACACCATCTACAATTATAACAATCTCTACAATTACTACAACTAATACAACCACTACAATCACTACAATCACTACAATTAATACAATCATCACACTCACTACAATTATTACAACTACTACAATTACTACAATCTCTACAATAACTACAATAATTACAATCTCTACAATTATAACACCATCTACACTCTCTACAACTAATACAATTAGTTAGAGTAGGTGAGAATTGAGTAGCTAGTTCTTCTGTAGACCAACTATTACCGTTTTCGTCATACCATCTATTATTTCGTTTTCTTAGTTTCATAGTATTCACCATTATACTGTTTAAGTTCTCTCCTTTTTATAATAGCTTTAACCTGTGTCTCTCCTACTTTATTATATACTAAAAAGTAGTTATTATTATCTTCTATAATTACATCGAATAAATAATGTAGATCACCCCACCACTGTACATCTATTTCTTTAGTTATTATGACTTCCATATTACTCAAAAGCCGAAATCGAGTAGGAAAGATACGAGGATTTGGATCTGACATACTAAATCTCGTCTAACATAGATTCCTGCTCAACCTTACGCCGCATTAACATACCAAGTACATAGCAATTAGGTGAAGAAGAAAGCCAAAAATTGTCTTTTAACACATATGAATGCATAATATGTAGATAGAGACAAATAGCTGAACTTCTAGATACCCCAGCTGCACAATGAACTATGAAATCTTTGGTTAAATGCTTATCAATGAACTTTAATATTTTAAAAGCATCTTCAGCACTAATAGGATGATACATTTCGCCTTCATGAGTTAAAGGTGCAGTTATATCAGTAAATCTTAAAGTTAACACATTTTCTGACTCTCTATCCAACTTTAAAGGATAAAGTGGCTCATATTCTTCATTTATTGATATCAATACTGTGTTATCTGGTAGTTTATTGATATCTTTGGCGGCATGACAATTTATATTTGTGGCTTTAGGCATATTGTTTATAATTCTAGATCTAATCTTCTGTCCTGGTTCTCTATTCTTATTTCAGGCTTACTTAACTCAGCTAATTCTATCTCAACTATTTCGTATTTGTACGCTTCTTTTATCATCCTTACCCTTTTAATTTCTTGTTCCACAGCTTCTTTACTAAGATACAAAGAGGCTTGGTATAAATCTACAGGTTCAATACTAGTCTGTTCTTCATTATCACAGTAACCTTCCCTATCCTCAAATTCGATATACTTAATAACTACTCTAACAAACTTATTAGGTAGGGTATTTCTACTATATTTAACTTTCAATATTTTAATAGCATATACAATCATAAATCTTTCCAATATCCTCCTTGGTTTACTAATATAGTACCGTTATGAACTTTTTGTAATTTAGGAGGGTTGTATATATAAATTCTCTTCTTTTCTTTAGTTAGCTGTATTAATTGTTTTAGTATATCATCTGGGTCATAGTCTGCAACAAAGCTCTTTTCAGGGCAATCTTTATACTTACATATATTAACTCCCCATCTCTCAACCCTTTGCTTAGTCTTGCAACTAGAACAAGTGTACCAAAGAGGATGTCCTATTAATTCTGTAATAACATTTGGATGTGGAATTGTCATAAATCTAGGTCTAGCTTTCTATTATTAATGTCTAATTCTGATCTTATTTCCTTATTAACTTCATCTCCATAATACATGGACTTAAACCACGATTTATCATTTTCTGAAGAAATATTACTACAACGATTACAACTAGTACACCTACTACAATTACTACAATCACTACAATCACTACAATTAATACAAGTAATACAAGTAATACAATTACTACAATTACTACAATTATAACAATCATTACAATTACTACAACCTCTACACTCTCTACAATTAGTTAGGGTAGGTGAGTATTGAGTAGCTGCTTCTTCTGATAACCAGCTATTATAGTTTTCGTCATACCATCTATTATCTCTTTTAGTTATTGTCATAAATCTGGTTCTAATCTTCTTTCCCCACCCTCACTTCTAATTGTTATCTCATCTTTCTCAACCGATACAAACTCCTTCAATTCAAATTCACCTACTACAGTACTATTATCTGTTAAAAATTTGATATATTCCAGGGCTGCCTCCTTATTTTGAAACGTTTGATATAGGACGTCTATAATAGCGTTAGTTGATGGAGATCTGATATGTCTTAGAATGATATAAAGAGTCATAACTACATTAACTTTTTAGGAAGTTTATATAGAGTAACTTCAATGTTACTTCCTTTAATAACCTCCTTAACCATAGTTTCAATAATATTCCAATTACCGCCAGCCCTATCCGCACCTATCTTATAAGGTAAAGCCAGTCTAGTCATATTCTGCTCACTCATTTGCTTTATTAATGACTCTAAAGCTAAGTAAAATCCTTCATAATGCACATATCTAAGATGCATTGTACCATAACCTAATTGACCATATAGATTGGCAACGTATAGTAGCTTGGTCTGATTAGGTAGAGTAGTGATAGGAACTAACACACATTTACCCAACATAGCTGAACCAAAGTTAATATAAGACTTGGTATCAGTTGCATATACTTCCGGAAATCTACATCTTAGGGCTCTGGCTACCCCACTACCCATTTTGTTCATATTATTACAGCAATGAGCAACTACTTGGGCGTCTGCTAATAATATGTTTTGTTCTACTATTTTAAGGTTGTTATTCATAAGTCTGGTTCTAATAGTCTGTTAGTACAGTCTATAAATGGTCTAGTTACTGGTTCATACTTCTTATTATTAGTACAATCTCTACAACTAATACAACTAATACAATTTCTACAATTACTACAATCACTACAATATATACAATAACTACAATCACTACAATTACTACAATTACTACAATCACTACAACCACTACAACCACTACAACTACTACAATATATACAATAACTACAATCACTACAATTACTACAATTACTACAATTAGTTAGGGTAGGTGAGTATAGAGTAGCTTCTTCTTCACTATCCCAGCTATTATTGTTTTCGTCATACCATCTACTGTTTATTTTTGTTATTTTCATAAGTCTGGTTCCAACTTTCTATCATTAATGTCTAATTCTGGTCTTATCATAACTTCAGTCTTAATTTGAACTGGCTCTAGATGTGTTCCATTATCACATTTATAACATTTTTTACAATCACTACAACCACTACAACTACTACAACTAATACAATTTCTACAATTACTACAATTACTACAATCAATACAGTTACTACAAATACCACAATTACTACAATCAATACAATTATAACAATTACTACAACCACTACAACCACTACAACCACTACAATAACTACAACCACTACAACCACTACAACCACTACAATCTCTACAATCTCTACACCATCTACAATCAGTTAGGGTAGGTGAGTATAGAGTAGCTGCTTCTTCTGATAACCAGCTATTATTATTTTCGTCATACCATCTATCATTTCTTTTTGTTATTGTCATAAGAAAGGGTCTAGATTTCTATCATTAATGTCTAAGATAGGTCGTTTTTCATTTGTTGTATCAATGCTAGGTTGCGCTGACCAATTTTTCTTATTTATAAAATTATAAAGTCCTTCACAATCACTACAATTAATACCATTACTACAATTATTACAATCATTACAACCACTACAATCCCAACAATCAATACAATCACTACAATTGTAGCAATCATTACAACCATCATGATTTATTAGTATTACTTTATAGTCATAAGTTTTCATACTACTTCTTAATTAAAGGTCACGCATAGTATCGAATTCAGTTATATCAGCCCGCATAGTTCCTGGTTCTTCAACTTCACTGATAACCGGCTCTGGAACCTTGAGTACAGTTCTAATTTCTCTAATAATATCTTCAAATATAGGACGATCCAGACCTAAGTGAATGTTATAAGCTACACTAGTTGCAAAAGCCATTCTAGTACCGGTAGTGTCATCGATATTCTCTAATTGATTTAAAACTGCCCAAAGAATGGCATCTTTAGGGTCAGAGACTAGGGCTGGTAATGGTGATATAGGCATAATATTAGTTTGTTGGTTTGTTGGTTTGTTGGTTTGTTGGTTTGGTTGTTTACTTTTTGGTTTTTGGTTTAATAGCATCCTGGAAATTCTTGAGTTCTTGCTGAGCTGTTTCTATGCTTCTGGTAGTTAGTTCAGCATAATGTTTCTTCTTCTTTTCAATAGCTTTTGCTTTTCGGATCAATGCTGGAATAACACTACTATAATGTACAATCGACCTTTGTATTTTAATCAGACTATTATCAACTTCTATATATTCCGAACCAGGACTAAAATAGTGGTAATTATAGGTTAATCTATCAAACTCAAAATATAGAAGAGAACTTATTATTGGAATCTCTAAATAGATGTTAATGTCTCTACATTGACCTACTTTTAATTTATTGTTATTTTTTTGTTCTATCCCACCAAAAGTTAAATTAGAATAAGTATTATTAGTATTCCATATTTGAACCAATCTATTAACTAAATCTATATTAATTTTAACTATTGTACTATTATGGTCTTGGAAGCATTGTTCTAGGAAAGTCATATAAACAATATTTTAGGGTGTATTCTACATTTATTCAATTTAAGCTCAGCATAAATCTGTGTAGCTAATTCAAAATCATCTTTATCTATTACTTTATAATAAGTGGAATCTACTTTAGCAGCTAAATAGACTGTATCATTATTATCAAGTTCCACCTTCTTTAGTGATTCTTTACTCGAAATTCTAATATATACGGTTGATTCGTCCAATACCTTTGAAATATTTGTAGATCCACTAAATCCATCAAACAAATCTTTTATAATACTAAGTGGGACTAGCTCTTTGGTAGGTTTGGCTACGATGAGGAAATAATTCATATATTTATCATTTTTATATTAATACTTTGTTTAGTTGGTAAAATTTTAATCTTTTCTAGGAAGGAATTCATCATCCTTAAATTCATATCAGCTTCCATGAATACTGTTTCATTAGGTATGAAGTTTGTAAATTCTAGGTGATCTGGTTCAGTTATAATAGCTGTTTCTTCAGGTTTAAGCTTAAATTCTGAGGTTATAGTATTACCATTTACTATATTTTTAGCTATAACTATTGATATGTTTGGATTGTTCATAAGTCTGGTTCTAATAGTCTATCTCTACAATCTATAAACGGTCTAGTTACTGGTTCATACTTCTTATTATCAGTCCAATCACTACAATCTCTACAATCACTACAATTATTACAATTAATACAATGATCACACCAACTACTACAACTATTACAACCACTACAATTATAACAATTACTACAACCACTACAACTATTACAACCACTACAACGACTACAACTACTACAATCACTACAAACACTACAAAGACTACAACTAATACAACTAATACAACTACTACAATTACTACAATTACTACAATCATCACAATAACTACAATCATCACAATAACTACAATCTCTACAACCACCACACCAACTACAATTAGTTAGGGTAGGTGAGTATTGAGTAGCTGATTCTTCAGTTATCCAACTATTATTGTTTTCGTCATACCATCTATCATTTCTTTTTGTTAGTTTCATAGATTTGGATCTAAATTTCTATCTGCATCTGAATACATAGTTCTAATAGTAGATTGCTCTTCTGTCGGTCTTACTGTAGGTCTTAGAGAGGCTGTATAATTTGTAGGATCTTCATTTAATGATGGAACAACACTTCTAGTATCAACTACAATTTCAGATCCTCTAATTCCTTGTAGTACTCCTCCTACGCTAGCAGGAACTCCAACGACAGTATCTCTTCTCATAATATTGCTTACCTGCCTTATATATTCCATCTCTGTCCTTAAAGAATTAATCGAATTTGCTAATAATTCTATATTAGATCTTAGTTCACATACGTCTCTATAACGACTATCTAAATTACTTTTAAGTCCTTTTAATTCAGACTGGGCCGAAAATTGATGAGTAGGTAAACTACATACTTCATTACTCTTACCTATGTAAATTATATGCTTACCTACATAAGTTATATCAGCGCCTTTAGTTTCAGGTTTAATACTGTTGAATAACCAATTAATGAATTTAGCTTTGAGTTTGTTTAACATAAATTATGAATTTACCCCCAACCCTCCAGCCCCTTTAGATTTAAGCTTAATATTTGATATTTTAAGCCTAAGTTGTTGATTTATAAGCAGAGTATTGTCTGCTAATGAGTTAATTTTTATCGTATAAAATAGTAGAGCTGAATCAAATAAGCCAATACTTAATATTTGATCCAGCATTAAGGAAATCTATACTAACCTATTTATATGTCAAGGAGAGACAGTAATTGAGGAACTATTGATGGTAACGGTTTCAGGAGTGGATAAAGTACTTAAATCATCGGTTTGTTGACATAGAATTTGAATGTCAGAATATATGTGTGTACTTATATCAGTTAATAAAGTGGGATCTTCTGATATTAAAGATATGGCACTATCTCTGAAAAACATATTGCCTTGATTAGGACTACTATAAGGCAAATCCTCCATCTCAGTAGGTGAAGCTACAGTATAGAAAGTATCGTCAAAAGTACCATCAGCTCTAACAATACGTTGTTTGACAAATATATGAGAATCTATATTATTAGAAGAAGTGACGGTAATATTTAATAAGTAGTTGCTCGGTCTGGTTGATTGAGCAGTCTGTTGTGTTAATGTTATGGATGTCATACCACAAATTATTATATTAAACAAATTATGGCAAGTATTTTAAGCATACCTTATGACCCGGAAATCGTTGAAGTAAGCCCTGATGCTTCTGCTCCACCTAAAAGTTATATTGTTCCTAAATTCGATAATTTTGGTAAAAAGAAAGTAAATGGTGAAATGGTAGGTGGTAGTAAAGAAGCAGAGAAACTAAAAAGATTAATGTTAGATAGTATGCAGAATAGAGGTTCTTTGATGCCAGGGTTTGTAATGACTCCTACTGGCCCTATAAAAGCAGTACATGCTAAGCAGGAACCTTTAACTATTAAATTTACTAAGCAAGCAACTGAAGAAGTACAAAACTTAACCAAATCTAAAAAAGGTAAGAAAGCTAAACTACAAGAAATTGAATCATTACCTATTATGGAAGAAACTATGCCTACTAAAACAGAATACCCTGTCACTTTCATTATTGAGTCAGGTAAGATCAAGGGTATGATAGATGCAGTATTGGAAGATGAATTAATCCTAGCACTAGTATTTAATAATGAGGAATCAGTAACTTATGTACCAGAACAAGGCAGTCCATTAAAATTATTGTTACCTGATAAAAGACAATTAAATGTAGTATTTCTAGGTTCTCAATTAGCTTGGTACAATACTAATCAACAAATATTATTATTCCTTAAACAGGAAAAAGTTAGCTAAACATAAGTAATGATGCTATAATTAATTCTATGATTGATATTAATGATTTAATCAAGATGGCAATGGAACCAGAACCTGAAAAACTGGAAGAACAACATTCTAATACTAGAAAAGTATATGATGCTGTATCTAATAGTGCTACAGCTTTAGGTAGTGGTGTAGTGGCAGGTATTGCTAGTCTAAATTCATTAGATCAAAAAGCACCACCAAAAACTATATGATTAAATATGGCATCGTAGATAAAGACTCTCATTCAGATTTCGACCTTACTAAAAAGGCCAAGTACTATGATGAACTAGGTACTGAGATTGCTGATGAACAGAACAAAGATAAGCTTAAAGAACCTAAATTGATAGAAATTGAACCTACTAAGCAAAAATCTTCTTGACTTTTATTCGTTATCTGATACCGTAAAACATTAAGTTATCTAGTTAAAAAAGCTACCTGTTTCTGCTGCATCAGGACCCTAGTTTGGGAGTTAATGCAACTAACTAGATAACTACAATAATATATGAATAATCCAATAATGAGAGCTAAGCTTAAAGTAGATTCAATCACTTTAACTGAATATGGACAAATACTAAACTTAACTGTTAAGTATTCTGACAATCCTGAAGATAATAGCTATTCTAAATATACACCCGTAGCTTCAGCTTCACTTACTATTACTAATCCAGCTTTAACAGACAAGTTTAAACCAGGACAAGTGTTCTATGTAGATTTTAGTGAAGCGTGAATAACAATTCTGAAGAAATGAAAGAAGAGTACTTAAGTTAAACTACACTAATTTACAACCATTATGGATAGCTATGTAGGGAATTCAGAGAAAAGTAATAAATCATTGGTAATCCACAAATTATAAAGAATAATATATGAGCCAAGGCCACTTAACTGAAATTGATAATGCACAGATACCTAACTTTTTTGGAGCTGGTGCAGGACCATTAAGATATTCTAATCCCTTCTACGGGGTCCCGCAGCAATTTCTACCATTAAATATTGACCATCAAATTTGGTGGTCTGCACATTTTTTGGTACGCTTTGGCTTTTACAGAACCGCATTGGAGAGAATAGCTAACTATTTCATCACCTCTCTTAAAATAGAATGTGATGATATTGATACTAAACAGAAATATGAAGATGCCTTTGAAAAACTTAAGTGGAAAGAAAGACTTGCAGAATCAGGATTAAACTTGTTGTCTTCCGGCAATCTTATGGTCTCTGTAGCCCAGGGATTTGATAGATTCCTTCAATGTCAGACTGAAGGTTGTAAGAGAATTACTAATATACAAAAGATAGACAATTATGAATTTACAGCAAAAGGACATTATATTCTTCAATGTCCTCAATGCCAGGTTAAAGGTGATCATTTGTGCATAGATAAACCTAGTAAAGATCTGGAAAGACTTA